ATGGGAATCAACTGACACTTGGAAAGGTTTAGCAAGTGGTATGGTTGAAATGGCACCTTATCGCAACATGCATCCAGACACAAAATTTGAAGCAATCAAAATGCAAAAAGAACTGACTGAAGGAAAAATGCATTCATTTGAAGGACCAATATACAACCAAGCAGGTGAACTAATGGTACCAGAAGGTGAAGTCGCACCAGACGGCATGTTACTTGGCATGAATTGGTATGTTCAAGGCATAGACGGCATAGTACCACAATAAACAATATAAGGGCGGACTTGTTCCGCCTTTAAATATGACTAATGCACACTAAACAAGAGAACGGCTGGACAGTTCCAAATTATGAAACACTATTAAATGGTTCATGCAGACCTTCGTGGCATGTGAATTACAGAGATTGGGATAAACTAAAAACTGCAATCTTTGAAATGGACGGCAAACATCGGCACACATTTGTTGATCTAGGTGCTAATTTTGGACTGATTAGTGTGATGGCGAAACAATATTTTAAAAGAGTGGTTGCAGTAGAGCCACATCCTGTGACAGCAGAATGCCTGCGATGTAATATGGAACAAGAAACAAACGGAATGCCATCGGGCACTTATCAAGTTATAGAAGCCGCCGCAGGGCATGAAAAAGATCTAATTGAATTATACACTCCATTAGATCCACAGACCAGCGGCTACGCATCTACAACAAGATATGATGGATGGACATCACAATCGGTTAAACAAATTGCTCTAGACACTTTAGGACTATCACGTTGTGATTTTATTAAACTAGACATACAAGGTTCAGAATATAATGCACTCTTAGGGGCAGAACAGACTGTAAGACTTTATCGACCAATAGTTTACTGTGAAACTAAAGAAGGATATGACTGCGTTGATCTTTTAAAAGCATGGGGATATAAAATAATGTATGATTATCAAAAAGGACATTTGCTATTGCATCATAAAAAGCGTATGCTTCACAGTCTTAGATAAATACTATTGAACGCAGAGAAAGAATCTTCGATAATAAGAACTGCGTTTTTTTTATGACCGACGCCATACAAAATACATTCTGTCATTTGAGTCATTACGCATGTCCAACATTTGTACTTTGAAATAAGACGCACAATTAGTGATAAAGTTTGCATCCCAGTGATAAAAATCAATCCATTCTGATTCAGGTGGTTCATGCTTCATGCCTGGATTGACTCTAAAGAACATAGTGCCACCTTCTGCACACAAACTTACGGCATGTTCAAGTTCAGCAAATATTTTGTCTGTGGATCCAAAGTTAATTGATCCTAGCACAACTACAACATCAAACTTTTTTTCTGGTTTGTATTCAAGTATAGGTAACTGTATATCTGCATTTTTATTGTATGGATCAACACCAATAAGATTTGGAATCTGTTTTTTGAATTCGTTGTAACCACAACCTAGATCTACCACTGAACGTGGCTTCAAATCATTTATTTCTTTAACAACATTCAAACCACTGTATTTGAATTGTTTTGTTTTTGGTTGCCATATTTCTCCAAAGTATTTGCGTAGCACTGCTTCATCTATTTTATCAGTAAGTTCTGCAAGTGTGCCAGCAGTATCCATAATTGTGATATTAAATGTTGCTTGAATTAGTTGTCTTAGTTTTAAAGGATCACGCAATACCTGTGGTGATGTCTTGATTACTCTTTCTAGTTCATTTAGTATTTTTAAGTTCATACTATTTTTACATCATTTGCATATGATGTGTATCCATTTTCTTTTATAACAGTCAACACATTGTTAACCCTGCTTTGCAATTCATCTTTGTGTGATATTAAAAATATATTTTTCTTACGTTCACGTGCCATGTTTTTCAAAATACTTATGGCGTTCTCAACACCATTGGCATCTAAACCATTGTCTATCAACTCATCAATAAACAGTAAATTGATTGTGTGATACAAGTTTTCCCACACGTCTCTAAATGTCCAACTTAGGCCAAGTATCAATCTGTTGCGTTCACCTCTGCTTAAATTATCAAAGTCAAGTTCTCTACCAAGTTCTGTAATCTCCACAGTCAAATCATTTTGAAACACCACTTGATGTGGTAATCCCATGGACAACAAATATTGTTGCAAACGTTGATTTAAGAACTGTAAGTTTTGATCAATAATACGTTTACGCACAAATGAATCTTTGGATGTTAACAGTTTGTATAAAAAGTCTTGATGTTCTTGTAATTTTTGCAGTCTATTGATTTGTGTGTAGTTGATGTCTTGCAATCCTGTCTTTTCAAGTTCTTGTATTTGTTCTTTGTACGGGTCAATTTCATTTGCTTTGCTATCAAGTTCTTTTCTTAATCTTTGTAGATGACTTTTGTGGTTATACGCCTCTTCGGCATTGTCATAATGTGTATTGGGTTTGATAGTTTCTTGACCAATTGCATTGATGTCATCTATAAATGTTTGCAGTTCTTGTGATAGTTGTGATACCTGTGTTTCTATTTCATTTTTTTGTTTGTGTGAATCTTCCAAAAGATGTGTATGTTTTTCTTCACCTATAGTTTGTTCACATGTAGGACATATAGGTTGTTCGAGTGTTTTGAGAGATGCAGTAATCTTATCAATTTGTTTTTGTGCTGATGATATAGACATTTCATTTTTTGCTTTGTTGTGTTCCAACGTTCTTTTGGCTTCATGGTTTTTAATCCATTCATCTAATCGTTTATGATTTTGAATCTCTTCATCGATATCAACTTGCTCCATTACACTTATTTTGTCGTGCAATCCAACTACTTGTCCATCTCGCTGTTCAGTCCACATTTTTTGTCTACGTTTTGTGCTGTCGATAGTGTCTTGTATTTTTGCATTTGATTGTTTGATTGCATCTATCTTATATTCTTCTTCTTTGATTTCATCGCGTGTTGCTCTTTGTAATTCTTTCAATGCTTCTGCTTTTTCTGACAGCAACGTGATACCAAGAAGTTGTTCAATTACTTCGCGTTGATCATTTGGCTTCATTGCAAGGAACGGCTCAGTGTATGTGTTCAATGCCAAGATGTGTTTAAACATAGTTGGCGACATGCCAATCAATTTGGTTATATCTTCTTGTGTTAGTCTGGAATCACCTTGTGCTTCATCTGTGATTTCTTGTTCTTGGTCACCAACATAGTATTTGAGTAGATTAGGTTTACGTCCACGTTCGATTTTGTATTGCACTCCATCTTTTTCAAATTCAACTGTTACTAACATTGCTTTGTTGTTAGTCTTGTTAATTAAGTTGTCTTTCCTAATTTTCGTTAATGCTTCACCATACAGTGCATATGACAGTGCATTGACAATAGTTGTTTTACCTGTTCCATTTCTAGCACCAACATCATCACCACCTAGGTCTAAGTTTTGTCCTAGCACCAGTGTCAATTGACTCTTGTCAAATTGCACTGCTTGAGTTTGGTTGCCCACACTCATAAAATTTTTTACTGTGATTGCATTAATATTGATCATAGATCTTGATAAATTTTCCTCAACAGTTCTTTGTCAAATGAATCAGATTCGATTGTTGCTAATTGGTTAAGAACAATGTTGTCTACGGATTCAAATTGTACTTCGACTCCTTCATTGGTATCTTCAGTAAGACTTTTTGGATCTTGCATGATTGATAGTTCACGCAGATTGTATTTTTTTATAAATTCTTCTTTAACAAAATTAAGTTCTTCATATGTTACTTCTACGTCCAACACAACTCTTACATGCATTTCTGGTTTGAGTATTTTGTCTGTGCTGTTTAACAGTTCGCTAAACTTAACTACTTTGTAAGTTGGACCATCTAACCAGTTGATGTATTTTGGATCATCGCCATATTCTAACACCATCATACCACGTTCAAAATCATCTGCGTCTGCGTAATTGTGTGCAAATGGTGACCCCATGTAGTGTATGTTACCTGCAATCTGTCTTTTGTGAAAATGTCCTGTAAAGACTTGACCTTGATTTGCAAAGTCTTCTCTTTGTATTTCTGCAGTGTCAGGCATTCTAACCATGGCGTTCATCAAAAAGTTAGGGAGTTCAAAATGCCCAAACGTATAATCTGACTTCATATCGCGAATAGTTTTCCATTCTTCACCAACTAGCCAGGGGATAAATGCGACATTATTGATGACTGTCGGGTGTGATATAATTTTTATACGTTCAATATTTCTTGCAAACGCCATGGAACTGACTTCTCTAGTTTCTTTGTAGTACAAATCGTGATTGCCTAATAAGAAATAAGTGAGGTCAAAGTTATTGGACAACTTTTCTAAATTGTCCAAAGAATAGGAAAGTGTGTCAACATTGATGGCCGCACGTTGATGATGCCAGTCACCTAAAAAAATACAAGTTTCACAGTTGTTTTCTTTAGCCTGTTCTATAAACCAGTCTACGAATCTGTCTGCGTCTTGATTGAATTGCTTGGAATTACTTTTATTACCGAAGTGAATATCTGTAAAACAAGCCGCTTTTTTAAATAATTGTGTCAATGTGTCGCTTTCCTTAATACAAGTATAAAGGATACTACATCAAAAAGTCAATCTACTTTTTTGGTGTGTATGGTGTGTTAGTAAGGTCTTGATTCTGTCTTGTTGAAGAAGGTTTCATTTGTGCAAGTTCTAACAAGTCATCTCTTATGTTTTGATTTTTCTTTTCAATGTTTAAAATTCTTGTAAATGAATTTGTAATTGCCGCAGTATAATATGCAAATGGGTTGTCAGACTTTGACTCATCAAACTGTAAACCAATTTGTGATAATTGTAGCAGTGCTTGAGACTGCATTTCGTCATTTGCTGTATAACCACGCCAATTGGCTCTGGTAGCATAACGTTTGCATAATTTTAGAAACATCCTAGCAAGTTCATTTGTCATTTTCCCTTGTGGATGGTTTAATGGTTCTATAAACTTTCCATTACTCATAGATCCTACCCAGTGTGATTTGCCTACACATTTGATTTTATCGGATGCATCAAACTTATAGTGTTGAAAAGGAGGAAAGTTTACCTTGACTCTGTGATCTGCTTCGGTTTTTGGCTTCCTTTTTCGGCCTGGTTCTAAAGGTATATGATCATATGTCATTACACGGAAAATTAAATCTGTTTTAGGAATCTTTTGCCATTTCACTTCAAACTCTGCTTGTTTTACTTTTTTGTTTGTTAATTTTGCCTGTTCGTAGGCCTCTTTTTGCATTTTACTTGCACGGTTACGTTTGGCTTGTGCAACAGTCCTAATGTTAATTTTGTCCAAAGTAGGTACAATTATATCATACTTGTCGTAATCGTCTCTTACAAATGAACAATAAGAGTTTTTTGACTTATGAATTTGTTTTAAAATGTCTTTGTTGTTAAGATAATTTACTGGCATGTACTAATAAGTGTATGGTATTTATTGATATTTTGCAACCATTAATCAATAATATACGCACTTTTTGTTTACAATAAATACAGCATCATGGGAAAATTAAAAAATGCAGGAATGGGTGAACACTTTGCTGATGAAGGTAAACGTTTTAGTTCTAGTTTTGCCCAAGCAAACGCAGGTTTTAAAAATGCTACAGGCACTGGCTTTTCTTTGGGTAATAAAAGTTCATCAAGATTGAATTTAGCAAACTTACCTTTAGGAGGCATTGTAGGCAACACAGGTAGAACACCAACGCAACCACAAGTTATAAGTGGTGATGCCGCGGCTGACAGTGACTGGCGTGTAAAATTGAGTCTGCCGCCTGCCGCTACAGGTTTTTATAGAGAGTCTCCTGTGATGGCTCCTTTGGCGGCAACAAACGGTCTTACATTTCCAGTGACACCAACCATAATATTACAAAAGAGTGCAAACTATATTCCACAAGAAGTGACACATGCAAATTATCCATACTACGCATACAATAACAGCAGAGTTGATGCAATGAGTATTATAGGTAATTTTCCTGTTCAAAATTCACGAGATGGTGCTTATTGGGTAGCGGCATTACATTTTCTTCGCTCGGTATCAAAAATGTTTTATGGTCCAGGCGAATCACAAGGCAATCCACCACAGATTTTAAGACTGAACGGATATGGTGAACATATATTCAAAGATGTTCCAGTTATAGTAGAACAAGTTACAGTTGAATTGAGAGAATCAGTGGATTACATTTCTGTAATTCACCAAGGAGCAGGAATAGATACCAATGCTCAGACAAGAGAAAAAACAAGTAAAGCAGGAGGTGGTCCTGCAGGCATGACTGTTGCTGAAGCAAAAGATTCAGGTGCAGGTGAAATATCTGGAGGAGTAGTAACAAGAGTGCCTACTGATTCAGTGTTTACAGTCCTTGTACAACCAGTTTATTCACGTAAAAAAATTAAAGAAAAATTTAATCTAAAAGATTTTGCTAACGGCACATTGGCTAAAGATGGATTTATCTAATGGCAAAATATGCATCAAACTCACCTTATGCTAACACACCACAAGGCAGTGGATACCTAGACATATATCAACCACGCACATTTGACTTTAACAATGACGACATTGAGTACAGTATTGATAAATTTTATAGTTTAAGACCAGACTTGTTGGCTTACGATTTGTATGGCAATGCAAAACTTTGGTGGGTATTCAGTGTTAGAAATCCAGACACACTAAAAGATCCTGTCAACGACTTTGTAGAAGGCACAATCATTAGGATTCCAAGACAGGACGATATCGACGCCGGCATAGGAGTATAAGATGCCTGTATTTTTGCCGGCAGTACCAGTTGTATATTATGTTGGTGGCATTGCGTTTGGATCATTGGCGGCCGCTTATGCATATTGGCGAGGTGACGAACTCAAAGATAGTTTAGTTGATGGCATAGACTATGTTACAGGCAATGAACCTGAACTTGTAACGTTAGAAGAACTTGGATACGGAAATTCCCAAACTAATGAATACAAAACATATAGTGACAGTTTTTACAACAACGATAAACCCATTAAAGATATCAAAGCAGATAAAAATGCTTATACCAATGTAGACAATTATAGAAGCACATTTGTAGGTGAAAATGTAATACCTAACAATACGACAGTTGTAAAACTTGATGAAAAAGTTTTTGAAGCACCACAGGTCAAATCAGAACTGAACGATGTTGTTTTACTACAAAAAAATAAAGACACTATGATAAAAACAAAAGAATGGGACAAACTAGGGACTTTGGAGAAACAGACATATGATAACCAAATAAAAGTAAAAGAAAACAAGGTTGTTAATCATATTAAACAAACCAATCCTATAGCAGTAAAAGATAATGTTGTGCAGATTCAAGAAAAGGAAGGCATCAAACCAAACGTTAAAACATTCCCAGGTAGCATAACACAAAAGGAAACTACAGCCATTGAAACAAAACCACTGGTAAATGCACCAAACGTTAAAGAAAGCCTAGTCAGTAATCAACTTGCACAATCAAAGACTGTGACTCAAGCAGATACGAAATCTGTTGCAGTTGCAGACACAGTGCCAATTGAACCAGGCAGTGTACAAGGACCGCCATATGGTGAAGTTAATCCTGTAGATATTGTGGACAACAAAGACACATCAGTTGGAGTGCAAGGTGAATCAGATGCTGTCGAAGGAACTAAAAAAGCACAAACTAAACGCGGAAAAACTAAAACAGTTGTCAGCACAAGAAACATAGGAGAAAATGTTTTATATGGACTTGAACCATCAACATACGAGTTTCAATTAAGTGCATTAACAAAAACTCAATATGCTTCTGGCAATTTTCGTGTATGGTCAAATAGACGAATCATCATAAAAACAAGCGGACTGCCAGAAGAAGGCCCAGAACTAGCACCAGGCACGCAATTAAATTACCATATTAGAAACGTTTCATTGTCTAGCACGATTGGATTGAATTCGGCTACAGTTACTTCCAATGTGCATAACATTAGGTTCATAGTGTTTGAACCTTTTGGTGCATCGCTTTTAGATGACCTGCATGATGCCGCTGTACAGGCAGGGCACAAGAACTATCAGCAAGGCATCTATCTTCTCAAATTAAAATTTTATGGACCTGATGACGAAGGCAAGCCATCTGATGCTGGTGTAGAAAAATATTTTCCTATGAAAATCATACAGTGTAATTTTAATGTTACCGGAGGAGGTACTGAATATGAATTTGAAGCAGTGCCTTACAATGCAAACACACTTGAAGATAACAGGGCAAAAATTACACAACCAATTAATCTAAAAGGATCAACAGTGGGAGAACTGTTGTTTAATCTGCAAGACCAGTTAAACGAACAACCAAAAATTAAAAAAAACAAAGAAGGATATGATTTTAAAATTGCAGGCAAACCTTTCAAATATGGTTCAACTCCAGGTGTGGCTGATACTGATGTTGAAGGATACAATATTGGTTTGTTTGAAGGTACACCACAAGGACTTGAAAAAGTTCCTTTTTCAGATCTTTTACTGACAGGGTCAGGAGAAGACTCAAAACTGGCTACTGACCTTTTCAAATCTACAATGAACCATGATGCGTTCTCTTCATCTGCTAATAAAGTCACTGAAGATCTAACCCCAGAAGGCAAATTAGCCAAAAAAGAATTCGAAACGTTGACTGGATTAAAAACAGGAATTAAATTTCAAGACAAGTATACAATAAGAACTTACACATACAACACAGGCACACCAGTGTTAAGCATCATACAAGGCATTATTGATTCAAGCGATTACATTATGCGTCAATTCAAAACAGAAGACACTATGAACGTTGATGTAAACGCATATGGAGAAGTTCCTTGGTACAAGATAGATTACAAATGGGTTGATGCAAATGAAAGTGAAACCCCTAACAAATTCATTGTGCGTCCATATTGGGTAGATCAGTATGTTGCTTTACCAGATACTGATCCCAGAACTAAACTGAATGTAAAAGAAGTTGCTAGAGAATACAACTATATCTATACAGGTGAAAACAGAGATATTCTCAATTTTGATCTACAATATAATTTTGCGTTTTATGCCGCCGTAGCCGCACAGGCAGATAAGACACCAGGTGGCACCAACGATAAGATTGCACAAGACAAAGTAGTAACCAAACAATATAGTATGGGTGGCAGTGAAGAAGAAGACAAAGCGGCTGATAAAGGACTTGCTGTAATTGAAAGTAAATTCAGTGATGTTGACGGAGAGTCTGAATACCAAGGTGGCGAACGTGGTAATGTTGCAGGATACAAAACAGCATCTATTATTAAAAAACAACTCTCTGATCCACAGGCAGATTTAATTAATTTGGAAATTGACATACTAGGAGATCCTTTTTATCTTGTCCAGGAAGATTTCAATCCAAACATTTTTCCACGCAGTGAGGCAAATGCTTATGAATTATCTGATGGATCTATTGATGCCAACACCGGTCAAGTATATCTTAAAATAAATTTTAAAACACCTGTGGACTTTGATGACGACACAGGAAGATACGGTGGACTGCAAGGCAGTGGCAAATATGACACATCATTCTTTGGTGGCTTTTACAGACTAATATCAGTCACAAGCAATTTTGAAGAAGGAAGGTTTACACAGCAATTACAAATGGTTCGATGCAGACATCAACAGTTGGAGCAATCAAGATTAGAGATAGGTCAGAGTGGAACCACAGTTGGCCCTGCAGGATCTGGCGTGATTCCAACATCAGGTGGAGAATTTTCAACAAACAGTCAAATGACCACAGAAGATCAAACTGAAGCAAACATTTTTGATGGATTGTATGTAGACAAAATTGTAAGATCACTTGGATACAAATCAGGATCACAAGACGTTGCTAATAATAACTTATCTGCCAACTCAGGTGGCACTACAAATGAAAAGACAAACTATAGTAATGCAACAGATAATATTCTATCATCTAACACAGATAGGACGCATACACAAACCAGCACAATTACTGGACTAACGACTGGTTCTTCTTTTGGAGGAGAATTGCTTACATCAAGCAATGCATTGACAGAACAAAGTATTGGAAGCGGCACAGGAAGCACAGTAGGGCCTGCAGGTGCATCAGTGGCAACCAACACAGTGGTATCAACTGTAGGTAATAAAACCACAACTAAAAAAACAGTGGTCGAAGGCAACAGCAAAACTACTACAGTGACTGAAGAACAAACAACAGGAGGAAACGTAACCATTGTTCGATCAGATGAAAAGAAAACTGGTACTGACAAATATGGCGGACTAACTAGAGAAGAATACTACGAAGGCAAAACGTTAGTTGGTTTAGATCAAGCGTCAGGTCTTGAACTGGTTGATGTTAGCACGGCAGATGCGGCATTTAGAGGATTCCAAAGGGTGCGAGATGAGTGTAGAGAGGCTGGCGGAGGCAAATCAGAATGTCACAGAAAAGGCAAAGAATGGAAAGTAGCAAACGGTTATGCAACTAAAAAGAAAACAAAGAGTGGTCGTGACATCTATGTTAACACATATGAGCCATTTGACCGAACAAGGCAAGCAAGATAATGGCAAGAGAAAAATTTAATCCAAATCCTACAAGAGATTTTATCACAAGTGGGAACCGTGTGGCAAGTCATGCATTGTACATTGCAAAAATTAAAAACACTACTGATCAAGAACGTATGGGTCGAGTCAAAGTATTTGTTTCTGCATTTGGCGGACAAGAAGCCAATCCAGATACATGGATAACTGTTAGATATCTTACTCCTTTTTACGGAGTAACACCAGGCAATTTAGCAACGCCTGGTACCAAGGATTGGAGTGATTCACAAAAATCATACGGCATGTGGATGCCACCACCTGATATAGAAACTCAGTGTGCAGTTATGTTCGAAGAAGGCGATTTAAGCAAAGGATATATTATTGGATATCCAATGGATCTTTACATGAATCATATGATCCCTGGCAACCCATCAACAAGGTTAAAAGATGTAGATGAAAACAGTGCAGACTATGATGCAGAACTTATACAAAACAAAATAGCGGCAACTCCTACCACTGAATATAACAAAGGTGAGTCGGTTAGGACTACACCTGACACTACAAGAAAACCTGTACATCCATTTGTAGATAGACTAATTGAACAAGGACTAGCCAACGATAACATAAGAGGCAACACATCATCTTCAGCAAGAAGGGAATCACCATCACAAGTGTTTGGCATATCCACGCCGGGACCTGTTGATTATTATGGACAACAGTCAGGCAATCCAAATGTAGGAAATTTACATGGAGCAATACAGGATAAAGATGGAAGAGTCTTAAAAAGAGCCAATTCACGACAAGGCGGACATACCTTTGTCATGGATGATGGCACTCCACAAGAAAATATAAACAATGAAGTGGTTGGAGTCAAGTCCAATGAATTGATAAGATTGCGTACACGCACAGGACACCAGTTGGTGATGCATGATACCGAAGGACTTATCTACATAGGATCAGCAGATGGAAAGTCATGGATGGAGTTCACCAAAGATGGAAAAATTGATATCTTTGCAAATGATTCAGTAAGTGTGCATACTAAAAATGATTTCAACTTCAAAGCAGATAGAGATGTCAATATAGAGGCAGGTAGAAACATAAACATGAAGGCCGCTGGTACTACAAGAAAAGATGCAAATGCTTTTCATGATAACAAACTTGATAATGTTAGCACAGGTGCGATACGTCTTGAATCAGCAGGTGAAACACACATCAAAGCAAATGGTGAAGGAAGAATTGAAATAGGTGAAGATTTTGCAATGGAATCTGTGCGAGGAAATGTAAACATAAGGGCATCACAAGTAGGTAAAAAGGACGAAGATGATAATGTTATCCCAAGAAAAGACGTGCTGATTCATGCTACCGGTGATATTGATTTTGTTGCGGGTAACACAGCAAACAAAGATGATGCACTTACATCAAACATTAATTTACAAACTTTAACTGATGCTGATGCTGTAGTTGGCAATTTTAATCTCAAAACAACAGGCAAAGTTAACATAGACAGTGTGTTGGATACATCATTAAAAAGTTCAGCAAAACTGCAAGTTTCAAATGCAGGCACTGATATAGATGGAGGTATCATCAATTTGAATTCAGGCACAGTTGCAATAACCACAGCAGGTGAATCTGCTACAGCAGGGCAGGCCACAATACAACCACTTCAAGTACATCAACTTCCAAACACAGATGATCAGTATGTATTTCCATATCGCACTGATGCAAGGTCTGTAACAGCGGTGGGTAAAAACTTACAATTAACTTCAATTATGAAAAGAGTGCCTGTGCATGAAGAATGGTCATTGCATGAAGACAAGGTAAGACCATTGGTTACGCCTGATAGAACTGATAGGGAATATTTTGAACCGCTCAAAGACAAAAAAGCGCCAAACGACCTAAGCACAAGGACGTAAATACAGTATGCCAGCAGTAACAAAAATAGGAGTAAGTGATATATTAGGAGGTACACTCGCTAATGGACAAGTCTCCAACGTCAAAGTTAATGGAGCAGATATAAATGTGAAAGGCGATGGTCCACACAATGGACATGGTATAGGTATACATGCGGCACCTAATAGCACTAATCAAAGTTCCGGCTCTGTCAAAGCAGGAGGAAAATTTGTTATTAGAAATGGTGATCTAGCCGATTGTGCTCATCCACATCAAAATGGATCAGGAAACGTAAACGCAGGATAACATGGCAAAAGTAAAATTAACAAAAACTACTACAAATGATCCGTTGGCGACTCCACGCAGAATAAAAAGTTATGTTGGATTTAGTACTGTAAACAGAGATTTTGATTCAAACACCTTGTATGATTATGAATTAGCAAGGACGGATCTACTGAATTCTTTTTATATTAGAAAGGGCGAAAAACTAGAATTACCTGATTATGGCACGATAATTTGGGATCTATTGTTCGAACCATTCACAGGTGAATTAAGCAAGTCAGTAGAAGAAGATGTAATCAATATAGTTGCACAAGATCCTAGATGGAGGTTGGATACTCTTCAAATATTGCAAAGAGAATACGGAATGTCAGTCAACTTAGACATAACATATATTCCTTATAACATAGGAGAATCCTTACAATTAGCATTTAATGAACAACAAGGACTCGAAGTTACAAGTAATTCTGTATCTGCAGGCTCTTCTACTAACGTTCCTACCGCTGGTAGCACTGGCTACTAATAAGTACGCACATTATTCTTAAAATAAATACACACATAACATGGCCACAACAGATAGACAGAATAGTTTACTAGTATCACAAGACTGGCAAAAGATCTATAGATCTTTTCAGCAAAGTGATTTTACATCATATGATTTTGATACTCTTCGAAGAACAATGATACAGTATCTGCAAAACAACTATCCAGAAGATTTTAATGATTACATTGAATCATCGGAATACATTGCTCTGATTGATCTTATTGCTTATCTTGGTCAAAACTTATCATTTAGAACAGATCTAAATGCAAGAGAAAACTTCATTGACACAGCAGAAAGAAGAGATTCAATCTTAAGACTTGCAAGACTTTTAAGTTATGTGCCAAAACGTAATCAAACAGGCAGTGGACTTATAAAAATTACTAGCATAAGCACCACTGAATCTGTT